TATTCTTGATAAAATTAAAAAGAACAGTAGTATTAAAGATTCAGCTATTCTATCCAAATCAAAATTCTTTACAGATAAAGATATGATTCCAACATCGGTGCCAATTATCAATGTGGCACTCTCTGGTCGTTTAGATGGTGGTTTAACTCCCGGTCTTACTATGTGGGCAGGTCCTTCTAAACATTTTAAAACTGCCTTCTCTTTGTTGATGGCAAAATCTTACTTGGACAAATATCCTGATGCAGCCTTACTATTCTATGATTCGGAGTTTGGAACGCCGCAATCCTATTTTGATTCCTTTGGTATTGATACTAATCGTGTTCTTCACACCCCTCTTACTGATATTGAGCAATTAAAATCCGATATTATGCAACAATTAAGTAATGTTGAACGTGGTGATAGGTTAATTATTGTTGTTGATTCAATTGGTAACTTGGCCTCTATCAAAGAAGTCAATGATGCCTTAGATGGTAAAACTGTTGCTGATATGACCAGAGCTAAATCTGTTAAATCATTATTCAGAATGGTTACACCTCATCTTTCAATCAAAGATATTCCAATGATTGTAGTTAATCACACTTACATGGAAATTGGAATGTTCCCTAAAGCAATCGTTGGTGGTGGTACGGGTTCATATTATTCAGCTGATAACATTTTTGTTATTGGCCGCCAACAAGAAAAAGAAGGTACTGAGGTTGTCGGTTACAACTTCATTATCAATGTAGAAAAGAGTAGATATGTTAGAGAAAAGTCTAAAATTCCTGTTACGGTTCGTCATGATGGCGGTATCAGCCGTTGGTCTGGCCTACTTGATATTGCACTTGATTCAGGTCATGTTGTTAAGCCATCTAATGGTTGGTACTCAAAAGTGGATTCGGATGGTGTTATAGAAGATAAAAAATATCGTATCAAAGAAACGGATACTTCCGATTTCTGGTTACCAATTCTAAAACAAAAGTCTTTCCAAGAATATGTACAAAATACTTATCAAATTGCTTCAGGTAGTATTATCCAAGAAGATGTTGAAGAAGTATTTGAAGTGGAGACTACTAATGGAGTAGAAGATGATTGAAGGTATTGATTACTGTTTCATTTATCCAAAAGATGATGGCACTGCGGTACACATCAAACTATTAGATGGTCCTTATAAGGACACCATCTTCAAATATGGTAAAGTTAAGTTTGAAGAAAAAGATGGTTTGATGTATTTACTTTTTGCTTATGATGTGATAGAATCACCAGTCATGAAGCCAAAGAAAATGGAAAAAGATGATAAATTTAAAAATTACATTGGTGACTTGCTCGTTGAGCTTATGTCTTCCAATATTGAGCAGGAAATAATTGATGAAACTGGAACAAGCGATTCTGAAATCACTGATATTCAATGAAGAATATCTAAGAAAAGTATTACCATTTTTAAAATCTGACTATTTCTCCGACAGAACGGAGAGGACATTATTCGATGAAATTACATCATTCACGGAGACTTACAATACTCCGCCAACGGTTGAATCACTTAGTATTGCCGTCAAAGAAAAGAACGTTCTTACAGATGATGAAGTTAAGGGATGCGAATCATATCTCGAAGAAATTAAATCTAATCGTACATCAGAAACCGAGATTCAATGGCTTGTTGATAAGACCGAAAAGTTTTGCCAGGAGAAAGCGATTTACAATGGCGTATTACGGGCTATTTCAATTCTCGATGGTAAGGACAAAGGTCACGACAAAGGTGCGATTCCCTCTATATTATCGGACGCCTTGGCCGTTTCATTCGATACAACCGTAGGACATGATTATCTTGAAAACTCTGATGCTCGCTATGATTTCTATCATAGAAAAGAGGAGCGAATTCCTTTTGACCTCGAATACTTCAACAAGATTACAAAAGGTGGTCTTCCAACTAAAACTCTCAATATTGCTCTTGCTGGTACAGGTGTTGGCAAATCTTTGTTCATGTGCCATGTTGCAGCGGCAGCTATGGTCCAAGGCAAAAATGCTTTGTACATCACTATGGAAATGGCTGAAGAAAAAATTGCAGAAAGAATAGATGCAAACTTATTGAATGTTACACTTGATGATTTGATGGACTTACCAAAAGATATGTATGATAAGAAAGTTGCCAAAGTTAAAGAGAAAGTAACTGGTAAACTCATTATCAAAGAATATCCAACCGCTTCGGCATCCGTAACACATTTCAGGACACTATTAAATGAACTTAATCTCAAAAGGTCTTTTGTACCTAATATTATCTTTGTTGATTATCTTAACATCTGTTGTAGCTCTCGTATTAAGGCTGGTGCGAATATTAATTCCTACACATACGTTAAGTCTATTGCAGAGGAGCTTAGGGGTCTGGCTGTTGAGTATAATGTTCCTATTGTATCTGCGACACAGACTACAAGATCCGGATTTACATCGAGTGATCCAGGACTTGAAGATACGAGTGAATCGTTCGGACTTCCCGCCACGGCAGACTTGATGTTTGCTTTAATCACAAGTGAAGATTTGGAAGAACTTGGTCAAATTATGGTAAAACAATTAAAGAATCGATATAATGACCCAACATATTACAAACGATTTACGATTGGTGTTGATAGGTCCAAGATGAGATTATATGATATTGAACAATCAGCACAAGTCGGTTTGGCAGATTCGGGACAACCAGCAATTGGTTCACAAAACAAAATACAACATAAGAAATTTGAAGGCTTTAAAGTATGATTCTAACCAGAGAACAAGCCTTATATTGTGCTAAAGTATTCGATGATTATTTCAGTAATATTGGAAGTACCGAAGAATACATGCGTGATGAGAAACTAAAGAACCTTGAGAATTTACCATCTTCATTGTTTCCACCAGAGGACGATTTGTTCTCTGATTTCTCTATACACCCAAATGATATGGAAATTGATGTTTGTGAGATTGATGGTACCACTTGGGAAACATTACTTGCCATTACCAGTTCACACATCAATAAAGCACCAGTTGGTAAGAATGTTCAGTTGGCAGTCATGGAAAAGAAGTCAGGAAAGGTTCTAGGTTTCATTCGGTTAGGTTCACCAGTCATCTATATGAAACCTCGTAATGAACTCTTAGGACAGGTCTGGATTCAACAGGAAGATACTGCAAAAAGATTCAATGCTTCTACTGTAATGGGATTCGTAATTGTACCAGCTCAACCTTTTGGTTATAATTATCTAGGCGGTAAACTTCTATCTGCCATCTGTACCAGTCATGAAGTAAGAGAAATCTGTAATAAAAAATATGGTATGAATTTATGCCTATTTGAAACTACCAGTTTGTATGGTAGTACCAAGACGGTATCACAATATGATGGTATGAAACCTTACATTCGTTTTCGTGGTCTGACCGAATCTGATATTGTACCAATGATGCACGGTCAACGATATCACGATTTGAAAAATTATGTGGAAAATATTACTGGAGATTTATTGGCAGGTGATACATCAACCACCAGTAGAAAACTAAGAACTTTTACAAAGATTATTGCTCTTACTAAAGCTGCTTTAAAAGGTACTGCGGAAGGAGAGGCATTCTCTTTAACGATTGAGAACGCTAAAAAGTTGACCGAAAAGAAAAGATATTATACTTCTGATTATGGATTTAAGAATTCAGTAGATTATATGAACTGTAAAACTGATGTTCTTTTACCAGGTGAAAATTATGAGAAACACAAATTGAGTAATATTATTGCTTGGTGGAAACAAAAAGCGTCTAATCGTTATGATACACTTAAATCCGAAGGTCGATTAAGAACTGAATTAGAAATCTGGACATCAGGAAAAGACATCCAGATTATTCGATAAATATTTCTTTTTAAGATTAAAATGGCCAGCAAAACCGACCAACAAGAACAAACATCTGCTTGGATTTTCAGACGAGCCTTGAATGATAATGTTCGATATAAAAATTCTGATGAAATTTGGAAAGATCCAAAATTCAAAAAAGAAATTATTGGTACCAAAGCAAAACCTGGTTTGTATCCAAATGTTGATGAAGAATGGGTTGATAATTACTTCAAACAACAAAAAAGATTCTTGGACGAATTTTCTGATGCTAAGTTTACTGAATTTAGCCAAAAAGAAGGTTTCATGGAATATGTTTCTAAACTAGTAAACAAAAAATTTAAAATTAGTAAAAAAGATTCTTGGGATCCTGCCGATATTTGGTGTGTTCAAAATGAAAAAAAAATTATTGCTGATATCGATAAAACAATAAAAGATGGTCATTTAAATAGTGTTGACCAATTAAACGATTTATTAAGAACATTATTTAAAGAAAGAAAAGTTGTTGGTATTTCTTTGAAATTGGTATCAGGTCAAATTGCCAGATATCAAGAAGTGAATGTTAAAAAAGGTATTTTATTTACTAGTAGCAAATCTCCAGAATTTCAAATTACTGCAATAGAATGTGATTTGAGTTTGGGTGCCGGTTCAAAACCAAAAGCCAAAAACTCCACAATCAAAATAAAAATTAATTATAGTAAAGAAAGTTTGGACTATTATTTCATTTTTAGGAAGCATCCTGCAAATGAAGGTCCTGGAAATCTAATATTTTCCTTTCAAGGTAAAGGAGAAAGTGCTCAAGTAGGTTCGGTACCAAGTAATTTATTGGCCAATAAATTAAAAATGAGTGGCATACGATTTGAGAATGACCACAAAAAATATCCAAAAACAAATTTAGATTTTAATAGTGAAGAAAAAAAATACATATCAATGTTCAATAAGGTAAAATCTAAAATTGATACATCAATATCTACCGAGAAAGAATTTGTGGATAATATTACTTTATTATTAAAAAATAAAGAGAACTATGATATTGGACATAGTAAACTGATGCAATTAACTTTCCTATCGGATTTAATGGCATTAACTCAACAAAAAAGAGAACAATTAATAACTGATATTTTTTACCTTGCAGAAAAGCGTGGTGATGATTTCGGTCCTTTTGGAAAGATATACTAATGGCACTACTAGACTTTGATAAACTGGCAAAACAATATGCCGATGATAATGATTATGGATTCTCTGCTATCGGTGAAGATGAATACAATGCTAAATTAGCAGCGGAGATTAATAAAGTTAATGAACCTGTTACTAAGAAGGCTGAAGATTATGCTAAACGACTGGAAGCATTGGAGAAAATGATTATACCTTTTCTGACCAAGTTACATTCAACCGGAGATAAAGAATATATATATTGGCCTAATCGTAAACCTGCTATCGAGGCACAAATAGAGAAGATTTTAAAACTGACTAGAGATTAATTATGTCCGCAACTGTGATTATACCAACTACTGGTTCACCAGAAGTTTATAAAGCTATTGAATCTGTATTAAATCAAACATACGACACTAAATGTTATATC